ATGGCGACGATCCGCGTCGCATCCAGAGGATGCCACTCGGGATGCACGAGGCTCGGCTCGATGGACGTGATCCGCACCTCTCCGGTGTCCGCGTCGTAGTACGCCTTCAGGAACGAGTCGCCCCGGTAGCCTGCGCCCGTCGCAGCTATGCGGAGCCGATGCCCGAGGTCGCAGTTCGCGTATAGGTACTCGAGGTATGCCTGCGTCGCCTCCTGCTCAGCACCGAGCATGATGCCGATGCCCTCGCGGAACGCGCGCCCGACCTTGATGTCCAGTAGGTCCGCCAGGAAGTTGTCAACGACGTATATCTCGGTGCGCTCCAGCGGCGCGTCTAGTGGTTCCGCGTGCTGGCCGCGGTAGAGCATGTGACCGAGGCGCGCATACTCCAGCCGTGCGCGCGACTCCAGCGGAGGCCATGCCTGGTATGGCTCCTCTGCGAGGTAGTCTGCTAGCGAGTGGACGCGCTCAAGCGCCCGCGCCATGAGTGTCGGCACGTTCAGGCTCATCGGTTGGCCTCCTGCGTCGCTCGGATCGCGTCCGCCACGCCACGAGGGCGCGCGGTGTCGCCAGTGCCATTATCGCATACCGTAGTGCGTCCACCGCGTGGTCGTTCGCCTTGACGGGCTCGTCTGCCACCGTGGTGCCGTCCGACCGCTGCCGCCATGTGTAGCTACGCAGTTCTCCGATCAGGTGCGGACACTCCGGAGAGATGCGGATGCGGTCACTACTGAACCGCGCCGCTACCGACTGGATGCCAGGCAACACGCGGTTGTTCGCCTGCGTCGCGCGAACCCCGGCCCGTCTGAACAAGTCGATGTTCTCCGGCGCACTCGGGTCGCACTCCCACGAGACCACGTTGTATCGCCGCTGCAGATCCAGCGCCTCGCGTGCCCAGAACTCCGATACCGGCTGGTGCGACTCCACGAGCTCGCGGATCACCCACGCGCAGTCGTATTCGTCGATGCCTACGACCACGATCGCGCCAGGGTTCTCCCAGCCCCAGTCCACGCCGGCATGGACAGAGGTGAACAGCGTGTCGCGCGTCGGGTTGGCGACGTGGATCTCCTGGTCGAAGGCATAGACCAGGCCCTGCCACGCCACGAACTCGCCTAGCACCTCCTGCCGCCAGAGGTCGCTGCCCTCGCCATACTCGCGGCGCACGCGGTCGATCACGTCCGGCGTTACCGATGGATTGTCCATCATCGAGGACCGGATGACCTCGGTCTCGTCCGACGGCACCAGCCGCTCGGCAGTCCAGTGCGCTGCGCCCTTCGGTGTGTATCCGCCGCGGATCATGTGCGGATAGCCCGGCTGGCGCAGCCGGTTCTGGAGGTAGTCCCACGCCCTCGCCTTCCAGAGCCCGAGTTCGTCTGCCACTGCCCACGCGAGATCGAGCCCGAGGATCATCTCGGGATCTTGCACCGACCGCAGGAAGACCGCGCTACCATTCGGCCAGGTGACCACGTTGTCCGCCTTGTGCCACGTCACGCGCTCGTGTAGGCCGGACTGTGTGAGTAGCGCGGTGAAGTGAGGAGAGAACGCCTGCCGGAGCTGCGGGTAGTTCGGCGCGAGGAAGGCACCTCGTGAGCCTGGGTAGGTCTCGGCCAACGCAGCCACTGTGACCGCCTCGACGAACGTCTTGCCGCACCCGCCGCCGCCCTGTAGCACGGCAGTCGGCTTGGCTGACGTGAGCAGCCGGTGTTGCGCATCGCCGAGTTCAATCGTTAGCGGCATCGGGCACCTTCGTGATGACGATGAGCGGCCCGCCGCCCGCCCCGGTCACCTCGGCTCGCACCGAGTCCCGCCGGCCATAGTCCTGCGGGCAGGTGCGTTCGAGGAGCCAAGCGATGCGCTGCCAGCCCTTGTCCTGGTGGCGCACCTCGTTTAGCCAGAGCATCTCGCGTTCGGCGATGGCGGCTTTTACTCGACGCGAAAACTCGGGATCGTCGCGCCATGTGCGGACAGTGGACTCCGGCGCGCCACATGCGAGGCATGCCTTGTCGAACGTCAGCCCGACCCGGATCGCGGCCAGGACCTTCGACTCGATCTCCGCGCGGTCAGCGCGCGGCGGACGGCCGGGTTTGCGTTTGGGTGCCTCACTGCGCTTCATCGCCACGGCTAAGCACCTCTCTCCTGAGCG